CATCGTCAATCTCAGACAATGTATTGTTGACCTTTGATGGCTCCAACAAGCTGTTTATTGGAGCGCTGGACGCAAGTAAGACAATAGCGGTTGGAGATATATTCCGTATTAACGCAGGGAACCTGTCGATAGAGTTGAAGTAATGCCTCTTGTACTTAAAGATCGCGTCAAAGAGACGACCACAACCACAGGCACTGGCACATATACGTTAGCTGGTGCTTTGACTGGTTTTGAAGCTTTTAGCCAAGTGGGTGACGGTAATACAACATATTACACTTGTACTGACGGCACTGATTTTGAGACAGGTATTGGTACTTTTACTTTATCTGGGACGACTCTTGCTCGTACCAGTATATTGCAGTCCAGTAACTCAGATAACGCTGTTAGTTGGTCATCTGGCACTAGAACAATATTTTGTACGTTGCCAGCAGAAAAGATGATATTTAACGATGCAACTGGTGGCGCTGTTAACTTAACAGATAACTCGCTGGCATTTGCGATAGCGTTAGGATAGGAAAATGGCAAACGCATTTAAAACATTCACGGCGCAAAACATTGATACGTCATCGTCTAAGGCTACTTTGTACACCTGCCCAAGTTCTACAGAGACGACAATCATTGGTCTTAATATTGCTAACATATTGACGGTTTCAATTACGGTTACAGTCGAGCTACTGGACGGTGGAAGCACTATTACTCATGTAGTTAAAGATGCAATTGTGCCTGTTGGATCGTCTCTGGTGGCGGTTGGTGGGCCTCAAAAAATTGTTATGAATGCCACTGATGTACTAAAGGTTTATGGGTCACAGGCTAACTGTTGTGATGCAGTTCTGAGTGTGCTGGAGATTACATAATGGCACTCGGCACTATTAACACTAATCAGATTGCAAGCGAAGCAGTCACTGTGCCGAAAGTGACTGACCAAGTTTTGTCTAGCCGGAACCTCCTAATAAATGGCGATATGCAAGTGGCCCAGCGCGGTAGCTCACTTGCAATGGCGCATGATGGAACTACTTCAGGTCTTTTAATTGATAGATTTAGTTTTAATCTTGGCGGCACTCACGAACAGTTTGATGGCACTTATGCACAAGTTTCTGACCATCCCACCTTAACCAATGGAAAATCCTTAAAATGGACAACAGGAACAGCAGAAAGTTCATATGATGCAGATGAGTATCTTTATTTTACACAAGTAATTGAAGCCCAGAATTTACAACAGATCAATAATGGAAACTCTAATGCACTTCCAGTTACTTTATCATTTTACGTTAAGTCATCTGTAACTGGAACATTTGCTGTTGGATTACATAAAGACGATACTACTGCTAGAACATTTAATAAAACATATACTATAAATTCTGCTAATACATGGGAGAAAAAAAGTGTAACCTTTGTTGGTGATACTTCTGGTGGGGGAATAGCGAATGACAATGGCAGGGGCTTTTATGTAAACTGGCATTTAGCGGCTGGCAGCACTTGGACTGGCGGTGGGTCTACTTCGGGTTGGGCTGATTATGCTAATAACAGATGGGCAGATGGGCAGGCAACAAATGCTATTGCCACAACTGCTAGTGCAACATGGCAGATAGCACAATGTCAGCTTGAAGCCGGAGATGTGGCTACACCCTTTGAGCACGAGGACATAGGAACTACGTTAGCCAAGTGTCAACGGTATTTTTTCCAACTAACAGACATTTCATCAGATGGTGCTGGTACGTTTGGACAGAGATACAATAACGATACTGCTAAACGAACAATTGAAATACAATACCCGACAACCATGCGTACATCTCCTACGCTTACGACCACTTGTCCAAACACTATTGATGCCGCTTACATACAACCTGATGGCTCTACCTCTGTGATTAGTGGCGTTAATGCTGCCTATGCAACTTATTTTACTGCTTTTGCAGCATCTGCGGAGTTATAGACATGAACATTAAAGCTGCACAATACTGTCGAGACATAAACGATACAAAGAATATATGTGTAAAAGCCACGATTGATGGTACAGAAATGTTTGTACCCCTAGACCCAGACAACCGCCACTACGCAGAAATTATGCGTCAAGTAGACGCTGGCACTCTAACCATAGAGGATGCAGATTAATGGCATACATTGGGCCACCACCATCACAGAAACTAGCAACCCCTACTAGCCAGTATTTTAGTGGGAACGGGTCAACTACGGCCTTTACATTAAACCGCCCGGTTAATGTGGCTGAAGACCTGAATGTGTTTGTGAATAACGTGGCTCAAGAGCCGGGGTCTGGAAAGTCTTACACTGCCACAGGGACTACATTAACATTTGATGCAGCGCCTGACGCTGGTACAAACAATGTGTACGTTGTTTACCGAGGGCTGGCAGAGCCAACAACACGACTAGAGCATCCTTCTGGTCAGCCTCTTGCTGCCACTACTGGCACATTTTCTGGTGCTGTTAATTTAGGTACAATAAAAGATGCTGGAAACAATGCAACTGCAATGACAATTGACAGTAGTGGTCGTATTCTTACGCCAGCAAGACCAGCGTTTCTTGCAAGACGAAATGGAACAAATTTAGACCTTAACAATGAAATAATGCCCTTTGACAGCAAGACTATTTACGGAGGATTTGATACCGCTAGTGGGTATAATACAAGTACATATACATATACTTGTCCAATAGCAGGGTTATATTGGTTTCATGTATCTAGTATTCTTGGGTCTAGGGCAGTTGATAATGGTCAATGGAAAATTCAATTAAACAGTAGTGATTACGAACAAAGACATTTTACAAATAAAACCACTGAGTATTACACACACAGCATAGACACATACATAAACGCCTCGGCAAATGACACTGTAAGAGTAAAAATGTCATCTAATATTTATTTTTATGGCAATCAATGGTCTGTGTTTATGGGACATCTAATAGGGTAAAACAATGTCAAATTATAAAAATATAATTAGTATGAATGCTGTTTCAACAACTGTTAATATCGTTAAAACGGCTGATTATATTTTGCAAGCAAGTGATTGGACACAACTGCCTGATAGCGGGTTGACCAGTGATTGTGTTAAATTGTTCAAAACATATCGTGCATCTATCCGCACTATCCGCAAAACAAACCCATCCAATCCAACATGGCCTGATGCGCCCACAGAAGAATGGAGTTAAATTAGATGCCTATATCTAAAATACAATCAGACTCTTTTGCTTCCGGCGTAGCTTTAGGTGGTGTGGTTCAAACAAAAATTGCTACAAAGAATAGTACCGTAACAACCTCATCTAATTCGGCTTATAATGCTACTGGATTAGTCGTAACTATTACCCCAACTTCAGCAAGCAATCGAATACATCTTCACTTTGATGCAAAAACATACTTAAACAATACTAGCGCGGTCAGTGCCTGTAATTTTGGCATATACAAAAAAATAGGTTCTGGCTCTATGACTGCTTGGAAGGCCGCAAGTGGTTGGGACCATTATATGAACACAGGCTCATATACACATGACTTCTATCCTCATATGAGTTATCTGTTTTTTGATTTACCAAATTCTACAGAAGAGTTGCAGTATGAGATATATGTAAAAAGTTATAGCGCCGCCGGATCATCTTGGCAGATTTTTCCCAGCAATTTAAGTACGGTTCCTAGCTCTGGGTACAGCCCCGGAATGCCCAGTAACGCTATCGTTGATAGAGGTATTTTAATGGCACAAGAAATAAAAGTGTAGAAAAATGGCATACATAGGTATAGACCCAAACGTAGGTGACATAACATTCCAAAAGTTTACTGGAACAGGGAGCGCCACTGCCTTCACTCTGGCTCAATCCGTTGTGAGTGGAGAGGCCATTGTCGTAACCATAGGAAACGTGGTTCAGGAACCGGGGGTCAGCGCAGCTTATACAGCGCAGGCGAACACACTTACCTTCTCCGCTGCCCCTGCCAACGGTGACGTTATTACTGTGCGCTACTTTGGTCGCGCCGTAGATCAGCCAACCAGCTACGCAATGCAGCTATTCAAGTATGTGGCTACAGCAAGTCAGACTGCATTTACTGGTGCAGATGCCAACGGCGCTATACTGGCATTTAGTGGAAATGATGTGGACGTTTATCTAAACGGTGTGCATCTGGATAGTTCAGACTTTACAGCTAGTAGCGGAGACACAATAACGCTAGGAACGGGCGCGGCTTTAAACGATGAGCTAGTCATTAGAGCCTTTCGTGCGTTCACCGTAACTGATACAGTAAGCAAGTCCTCTGGGGGTACATTTGCTGGGGAGATAACCGCAACATCCTTTCAGACAACAAACACAATAGTTGATACGGCGGCGTTCCGCACAAACGATCAGAGCGTTACAGAGAATACAACAATAGGGTCAACCAAGAATGCCTTGGCGATTGGCCCTCTAACGATAGGTTCGTCAACCACGATTACGGTTAACGGCAACTTAACAATACTGTGAGGCGTAGATGGCTTCGATAATAAATGTAGACCAGATTGCTGAAGCTACCAGCGGAAGCGGTGTGAAGATTCCGGGTCACGTTGTTCAGGTTGTAACAACCACAGGCACTGGTACATCAAACTCAACTGCATCTTCGTGGGTAGCATCACCTGTTGTACTTTCTATTACACCAAAAAACACTTCAAGTTTGATACTTGGCGTAGCGTGTATACCTGTTTGGAGAACTGCAACTGCGGCTTATTTTGGCGTTAGGGTTGTAAATTCTGGTGGCAATACAAACACTGTTGCTACATATGGAGATGGCTATGCAGCAGTTTCGGCGATAGCGTGGCTAGCTACTTATCGGTTTAGCTATACCGCTGGGACGACATCATCAGTTACATCTACGTTTCAATATTACCCAAACGGGGGTGGCACCTATTTCCCAAACAACGCCAGTGCCTTTCAAAGCGATACAGGTTATCAACGGTTTCATTTTACTTTAATGGAGATTGCACAATGAGTAAGCTCTTTGTGGATGACATTGTTGAGAAGACCAGCGGTCATGGTGTGAGTATCCCGGGTCATGTGGTGCAGCATGTTTTTGCTCAGAAAACTGGCACTAGCACTGGCCTTACAACAAGCTCTACCAGCCATACTACCACGGGTATGTTTGTAACCATTACTCCAAAGTTTTCTAACAGTATTATTATCGGATGGGTGACATATAACTATTGGTTCAGCGGTGGTAGTACAGCAGATTATTCTGTTTCAACTATTTATAGAGATTCAACAAATCTTGCGTCTTTGGCGCAATCTGTAGCGTCCGCACCATCGGCTGGCGCTCAAGATATGCAATTGAACCCTTCACGAAACCCTCAGTCGGGTTATAATAGTAGTATTCATTTTGATTTTAAAGATGCCCCAGCAACAACATCAGCAACAACATACACGCTTTATTGTAGGACATACGCTGGGGGAACCATGTATGTAAATTATGCAAATCAGCTTTCCACCATATCAGTTATGGAGATTGC